ACCGAAAGGTCCGGTTCCTGCCTATGTGGTTCCCGCTCGTCGAAAGATGGGCGTGGATATTCCCCTTACGCCTAAACAGCAAAAGGAGAAGAAAAACCGTGAACGTAATTTATGTAAGCAAGCGAAAAAGGCGCTTGTTCCGGTAGCTCCGCCGGTAGAGAGAGAGCGAAAAATGCAGACGGCCGTTGTTAAAACTGACCGTCTTATCGCACCACTTGCCAACAGTGTTTCGAGGCGTAAAGAGGCGCGCGCTCGCAATTATCAGAAATTGCCATGTGTGTTGCCTGTTGCCGCCCCTGTCGTTGCGGAGGTGCGTGATGAGTTGGCGGAAGCTCAAGCTGAGTTGGCCGTTCTCCTTGCGGAACCAGGTGATGGTTTCCCAGTCGTTCCTGCTGGCGTCGGCATCGTGCGACCCGACGCCCCACATTTCCGTGCGTTCGCCCCGGTGCCGCCTCCCGTCCCCGGTGGCGACTTGTCGTTCTTTGAGCGCGCGCGGTTACGAGCGTTGCGCCCGTTACAGCCTGACAGATACAACGAGGATTTTTTGGACGTGCATTTCCACGCTATGCATGCTGATGTTGCCGCTGAGACTTACGCCGAGTTGGCGGCTTTTCAACGCCCGGCGGCTGAAGTTTTTTTTACTACGCGTGGTGTGCCGCCGGAGGGCATGCGCGCTTTGCCTCGGGCGTCTGAGTCCCATGATCATCCCCGGCTGCACGATACGCGTGAGTTCCCCTTGGCTTGCGTCTTGGCTCGCGCCGCTCGCGAAGCGCGTGCTGTTTTTGATATGGGCGGTTGCGTCAAACGTTGGCGTGATGCTTTGTGTCTTCTTGCCCGACTTGAGATCCCTTTGCCGAGGATAAAAATTAACGCCCCTGTGTTGCCGACTGATCCCGCTTTGGGTTCGTGTGAAGACGCTGCTTATCGACGGTCGGCTGCCGCTGTCGCGCTTGAATTTCCAGGCGTGTTTTCGATTTGTCAGTGTGATCTGACTCGCGGCCCGTGCCCAGATTATAGGCGCGACGATTTGGCCGTCGCCGTCGACAGCGCCTATTATTTTAGGGACGCGCTATGGCGTTACACCACTGGCGGGTTGTACACGATTGGACACTGCTATCGGGTGCCCACCGGGCGGTTGGGTTCGGCCGCCCATCCTGAGATGCGGTGGACTACTTATGCCGACGGACAATTGGGTGTGTCTGTCGGCTCTAGCGTCTCTGTCCAATACACCCACCAACCTTTGGATTTGCGGTCCGGGCAGTTTGTCGACGCCAACGGGCACGGATTCGCTTTGGAACCGTGCCTGGAGTTGACGCCGTTTGGGACTATGCACGCTTATTCGTGTTGGCGATGGGAGGCGGCTCTTGTGTTGCCGATCGTGCCCCCTCCGGTTGATGTGGAGATTTTTTCAGCCGTCGACGATCAGCGCGATGGTGCTGCTTCTATGGCCCCCGTCACTTCTCGCCGCGTCGTTGTGGTCTCAGGCGCGCATGGGCGCTTTGTTGTTCCGGCCGACGGCGCTACCGAGATTTTGGCATTACATGCTCGCACCCATAGGCCGGCTGAGGTCGCTCCCAAAATCGCCGCGATTGTGAATAATTGCGCTGCTGTCCCCACATTGCATGCGCCTTTCGCTCAGGCGTGGTTGCAGCGGGTATATGAAAACGCGCAAGCCGATGCTCATTCGTGGGTTTTCGGCAATGCTACTCGTGGGTTGGTACGACATTCGGCGCAAGCTTTTGTCGTATCGTGTTTTCTTGTTGCGATTGTTTTTTTCGATTGGTTTTACCCGTTTTGTTTGGCCGGTGTCGCCTTCCTTTTGATTGCTGCCTACCCCGCCTTGGCCCCATCTTTTCTTTTGCGGGTTCCCAATGGCGGGGTGGCTGCGAAAGTTGCGGTCACTCAGGCTGAGTATGGCGTTGTTGTGTGGCACGCCTTTTTGCGGCGTCTCGGTTTAGACCTTCTTTCTTGCCACCGAGCCGTCGCTGTCGGTCTCCGGGCGGTCTATAATTGGACTTTTGCCCCGTGGTTGGTTAGGTTTGACAACCCACACCCGTCTGTTCCCCTTGAATGGCTGGCCGCGCAATGTGCGAAATTGTGCTGCCCTGTTCGTCTCCCGGGGTCACTCATGACCGCGTGGGAGACACGCGGTTGGCGGTTTGACTTGGCCGCTTTGACTCGTTTCGGTTATTCGGCGTTGGCTGGTGGTGACGATGTTTTAGCCTTCAGCAACCGTACCCCTGACCGCGCGACTGTCGCCGTGGGTGAAATGATGGGTTATCCTTTGACCGACGATTCGTCGCCCTTGCCTGAACACGGCGATTTCTTTTCGTCGTATGCCGTCCCTATGTTGGATGGTTGTGGAGAGCGCACCGCCGTTATGGTGATGAAGTTGGGCCGGTTTCTTTCGCGCGCCAATTATTCCGTCAAGCCGGTCCCTGAGAAGTACGCTTTATCGCGCCTTTATGACAATGCCCTCTGTTATGAACGTCATTGGGGTGGCGTTCCTGTCATTTCTGCTTTTGTTCGGTTGTGGAAACGTTTGGCCACGCCGGGCGGCCGCTTACCTCCCGCGCTGCCACGTGGTTTGCGCGGTGAGTTCGCCGCTCGAGTCGGTCGGTTTTATGGGGAGTCTCGGCAGTGCGTAGCGGACCTTGCATCCTATGAATGGTTGGTTGACCATTATGGTGGTGTTTTCAGTGTCAGTGATGTCATTGACTACGAGTACGCTATTGAACACTGCCCGTCTCTCGGTTGCGATATCGCACACCCTGTTGCTGACGCCCTGATGGCCGCAGACACTGAATATCGTCCCCCTGTCGCCCCTGGGCGTTTTGTGCGGGTATGCGCCACGACCGTCGTGGAGGAGCTCGTCGGTTTTGCGCTTTATGCGCTGGCTGGTGTGCCCGGTGCCGTCTTCACTTTGGCTGTTGGTGCTTTGGAGGTTGCTCTTACTGGCCGACCCGCTTTCTTGTTGCAACATTTGTTATCTGCCGGCGTTTGTTTAGCATTGGGTTCGCCGGTCGCTGCGGCAGCCCATTTGGCTTGGAATTTGACCATACGCCCCGGCCGTGAACACACCTATCGCGCCGCTGCTTCGCCAACAAGTCGGTATTGTTCCCGTGAGAATGCCGCATGGCCGACCGATTTTGATCCGACTTTCCGTTGCACCGTGAAGGTCGGCAATCGTAGCGTTTACGCCGTGCGGCCTACTCAGGAATGGCGTTGTGAGGCTAACGGCGTTTATTTAGGCCAGAAGTTGTGGACTTACCGTTGTCGCGCCCTTCCAGGCGGCGTTTATGGTTCACCCGCTGCCGCAGTGCATTGGCCATGCTCCGAGCGTACCCATTCTGCTTTGAGCCCGCAACGGTTGGGCCCTGGCGCTAACTCCGCTGCTACGGTTAGTAGCGACTGTTTGGCTAATGTTTTGCGCGGTGTTTTGTTGCGACGTGCCGTGCCGCGACCCCCGCCGACCCCTGTTTCCGCCTTTTTGCAGCGGGTGGCTTTGGCTTTCGTCCACCCGTTGCGATTGGCCTTGCGTGGCAACGATCGTTTGCTCCACAGCGATATGGATGCCCGTTTTGAGTGGTGGGTTAATCGCCCTGGTTTTGCCACCGCGGTTCGTCGGCTGCAGTTGCGGACCGCTTGGGAGGAGTTGCAGATTTGGGGCGCCCACAGTGATGAGTTGTATAAAAGTAAGACTTTCAACAAGAAACAATTAGAGTTGAAAGCTGCCCCAAAACCGCGCGGGATTTCGGCCCTTTGTGATAAGCTTTCCGCCCTGCGCGGGCCGACCACCCAGATGGTTGCGGAAGAGGTCGGCAAGCTTTTAGCCCCGGGCGTTTATCCCACCTTGCCCGGGTGTCTCTTGCCTTTTGACGTGGTTTGGGCTAAAGGCGCCGCTCCGGACGAGATGGCCCGGATCGTGTCGCTTGTTGCTGGCACTTTCCAGTTTTCGGACGGGACTGACGCCTCGACTTTTGATAAAAACCATTTGGAACCGATGACTCGCGCCGTTGAATTGGTTAAGCCCTTCTATCCGAAATGGGCGCGGCGTTATATGCGTGATCGCCAGTTTTTTAGCGAGTGCCGTGTGCCCACGCAGGGGCCGACCGCTTTTGTTTCGTATTCTTATGAAGCTGGGATGATGACTGGTGAGCCGGACGTTAGCCTTCGGAATACGTTGATCCGTTTGTCGACTGATATTGTGAAACATAGCGCGACGCTTTGCGCCGCGCTTCCTTCCCGCCACTAAGGTGGCGTTCGGTCAGGCACATAAATACGGGTGTTGCGATCCCGGCCGTGCTAGCAACATTAACTGTGAAGTTATAAAACATCACGATGCCACGTTCTCGTAAGAATCAACGTAAAAACCGCGTCACCAACAACAACCGGCCCGGTCCTGGCGTTTCAAACCAGAGACGACCAGTCCCCGCTCAAGCCCCGTTGGCCGACGCTGTTGCACCGCCCCCTCGACGACGTGCTAAGGCCGCTCGTCAGCCCGGTGTTATGGCGCGTCTTCGCGCCGTTATACCGAAAGGCTCTTTTGCCGCCGCCGGCGGAGTTTTGGGGAGCGCGTTCGGCGCTGGAGGCTCCGCTCTCGGTACAGCCGCCGGTCAGTTGCTTTCGCGTATCACTGGTATGGGCGACTATAAGATCAATAACCTTTCCGTTCGCTCAAACAGTTTTCTGACTCGCGGTTTGCAACCTCCGGTTTTTGGTAGCGGAACTGCGCTCACCCGAATTTGTTACCGCGAATACCTCGGTGATGTCGTCACTTCCGCCACGCCTGGTGCTTTCCAGATAGCTTCGTACCCCCTTAATCCTGGTCAGTCCGCTACTTTTCCGTGGTTATCCACCATGGCTGCTCTCTTCCAGGAATACCGTTTAGTCGGTATGGTTTTTGAGTATAAGACCACCTCTGGTCCCATTGGTAACCTTGGTGGCTCTGGCTCTACCGCCCTCGGCGCTGTGATTATGGCCACGCAGTATAACGCTTATGATGCGCCTTTCGCTAATAAGCAAGCCATGGAGGAAGAAGAGTTCGCTGTTTCGGTTGTCCCGAGTGCCTCCCAATTGCACATGATTGAGTGCGCACCTAACCAGACTCCCTTTGTCGAGAAGTATGTTCGTACCGGCGCCCCAGTCGGAGATCTTCGGATGTCTGATCTGGGTACTTTCAGTATTGCCACTTCCGGTTGTCCTTTTCCGAGTAATGCCGTTGGTGAGCTCTGGGTTTCGTACGACGTCGAGCTGTATAAACCGCGACTCGGTGTTGCCGCCAGTAGTGTTTTGGCTGGTGGCATAATTACCACCACCGCTATCGCTGGCGACCCCTATTCGGTTGTGATTTTCCAGGCTCTTTCCGCTGGCATGGCGGCCTCTGCGGCTGCTAACGCGGTCACGATCACCGGCCTCATCATCGGTGGCCATTATATGTGGGGCACTGGTGAGAATGGCCCCCTCGGGACCCATAATGGTTTCACCGATGCTAATGCTTTCACCATTACCGGTGGCACTTTGGGTTTTTGTAGTTGTGCGGGTATCACAACCACCGCTGGTTCCGCTACCGCCTGGTGCGTCTTCCAGGCCACGGCTACCACTGTGACCGTTATTGCGACCACCGCGTTGGCAACAACTTATTTTTCGTCTACCGGTGCTGTGACGTCGTACATCGCCCAGTACGCTTAATTGCTGGGCGAAAAATTGGGGCATGGCTACTCCGGGTATTTACGCACCCGCCCCTGACCATAGTATTAAAATGAGTCACTGAGTTCAATCTCGGTGCGGTCGGCGCGCGCCGTTATGCGCGCCCGGGCAACGCCCGCAAAACGTTTCGTTTTGGCATTTTTGTTTGTTAAAGAAAATGCTCGGGGAGCGCCCGTTAAAACGCTAGGTTTCGACCGACGTGTGGAGTTGTTAACCACATAAGCTGTCCCGTGGAAGTTCTGCGGGTATCTTTACGCTTTTATTAAGAAAAAGCGACGCGCTTCGGCGCAGCGTCTAGTGAATGACGTTTTAAACTGACCGCCCGTCTTTACCGC